AGAAGCTAAACAAATATTAAAAGAGGTTACAAAGTGAAAAAATCAATCAGAGAATTAAAAGAGTTAAGAGGTGAAGCATTACGTGCAATGACTGCATTAGTAGAGCAACGTGGTGAGTCAATGGATGAAAAGAGTTTAGCAGCAGTTAAGAGTTTTAAAGAGGATATTGCAAATTTTGATGCACAAATAGAAGCTATAGAGAGTGTAAGAAGTTTAGCTATGAAAAGTAGTAAGCCACAAATTGAAAATGAAAAAGCAGACTATGATGCACATCAAAAAGAGTTACGAGGAAGTTTTAATAAGTTTCTAACTCAACAAACTTTGCATAAAGAAGTACGTGCAGTAGGTGCAGGTGATGCTACAGCAGGTAAAGAAACTGTACCAGATGATTTTATGCGTGAACTACAAAAAAGAATTTTAGAGTATGGTGTTATTTCACCAGATGCAAGACATATTACAACAGCTAACCATGGTGTTTTAAAAATACCACAGTTAGACGATACAACAAGTAGTGCAGTATGGACTGCAGAACATGGTGCAATTACACCAGAAGATTTTGCAACTGCAGAGATTGAAATGAACGCATTTAAAGTAACTACTGCTATTACAATTAGTACGGAATTATTAGAAGATAGTGCATTTAATATGCAGAGTGAAATCACAAAACTTTTTGCAGAAAGACTAGGCAGAACTATGGAAGATGCTTATTTAAATGGAAATGGAACAGGTAAGCCATTAGGTATAATCCCAGATACAGGAACTAAAGCAATTACATCTGCAGCACCTGTTGCAATATCAATATCAGATATATTGGATATGATAGACTCTTTACAACCTACAAGTACAAATGGTGCAGTATTTTATGCATCTAAATCTGCAATTTCAGAGTTTAGGGGATGGATTGATGCAGATGGTAGACCATTATTGCAATTGAGTGCAGATGCAACACAGGCAGATGGTATTAAAATGTCATTATATGGCTATCCTGTAAAACCTAATTATAGTTTAGGTGCTTTATTAACTGATGAAGTTCCTTTAATTTTTGGTAATCCTAAAAATTATATGATAAGAAATGTTAGGAGTATGTCAATAGAAAGAAGTGATGAAGCACGTTTCTTAAATGATGAAGTAGTATTTAAAGGTACTGCACGTGTAGATGGTAAGATAATTACTAATAATGATGCATTTGCTAAATTAGTTATGCTTTAGATAAGGCACTGATATGGTTAAGACAGTAACAGGTACAGATAATTTACTATTAGCAGATGTTAAATTACATCTGTACGTAGATATTACAGAAGATGATACACTGATACAAAGCTATATAGATGCATCTTTATCTGCTGCTGCTAACTATATGCATAAAGATGTATTATTAACAGAGTATGATGCAAGTGCTAAAGAGATACAAGATTATAGATTTATTATTGATATGGCTTTAGACAAAGTAACTATAACTGATAATAGTATAGAAATTATATTAGAGCAGTACGAGTTTACGCAGTATGATGGGCAGTTAGCATTTGATTACTATTATGATGCTTTAGAAGCAGTAAAAGGTGTATCTGGTTATGATGTTATACCTGCTAATGTAAATCAAGCACGTATGCTGCTTATAGGCTCATGGTATGCAAATAGAGAAGCAAATATAACTACAGCTACGAGTGCTAAACTACCTGTAGGTGTAGAATTTATCTTAGACAGTGAAGCAGATGGTGCGATATGAGAGCAGGACAGTTAAGGCAGATTATTAAAATACTAAGAACTACAGATAGTATAGATGAATTAGGTACAGTAGTACCTAACTTTAGTGTATTAAAAACTACACGTGCATCTATATCACCTATAAGCGGTAATGAGTATTTTATAAACAGTGCTTTAGTTAATGATGAAACGCATTATATTATCATACGTAAAACAGATGTTACACCTAAAGATAGGCTGCAGCATGGTAATGATATATATGATATTACACAGGTTTTAGATACTAGAAAAATGGGTATAGAGTGCGTGATTTTAGCAAAACAGAGATTAAAGGAATAATATGGCAGATGAAAAAATAAGCGAACTACCAGAGTTAGCAGATACGAGTGTTACAGATGCTGATATTATTCCTATAGTAGCAGGTGGAGTTACTCACAAAGTACCTAAAGCAAGTTATCTAAAAACTATTACTGATGCTATTACAAGTATTACAAACACATTAGCTGCAGGTGCATTTAATTTTATATCATTTACACCACAGGGTACTGCACCTGCTCATTTAGAGGGTAGGCTTTTTTATGGTAATAATGCATTAAATCTACAGAGTGATATAGATGGTGTAACTTTACAAGTAGGACAGGAACAGGTAATACGTGTAATTAATCGCACAGGTGTAACTATTCCTAATGGTTTTGCATTACGTCAAGATGGGCATGATGCAGTTACAAATAGGATGAAAGTGGTTTTAGCTAAAGCAGATTTATTTACTACTGCTACTGTAATAGGTGTAGCAACGCATGATATATTAAATGATGCAGAGGGTTATATTACTACATTTGGTAAAGTTGGTGAAGTTGATATAACTACAGCAGGTATAGCAGAAACAGGTGTAACTATACAAGATGGAAGCATACTATATCTATCTGCTACAGAAGCAGGTAAGGTAACTACTATAGCACCAGATATAGCTACACGTTTAGGTGGTGCATTAGTTGTAACAGGTAGCACAGCAGATATACTTATTAAGCCTGTAAATATTTTAACACTACCTACTATCTATGGAGAGTTAGCTAGTGGAAGTGCAGGAGCTACATTAGCTGCAGATACGTATCAAGCAGTAGTTAATTATGCATCTGGTAATAATCTAGCTATGCCTGTAAATACAGCAGCAGGTACTATAAATGTACCTACTACAGGTAAATATAGATTTACTATAAATATCGTTATGAATTTTGATACTATAGGTAATACTACAGAAGATTTATTTTTAGGTATTTCTGATGGTACATCTATAGTAGCAGAGATTAAAGACTTTTTAGCAAAAGATAGTGCAGCAGGTAGTTTTTATCCTGCTATATTATTTGATGCTATTGCAGGTGAAGATTATCACTTAGAGTTAAAATGTAGTGATACACTTACTAATATAGTTTATTCTGTATCTAATTTTGATATACAGTCAGTACATATAAGGTAGTAATTATGCAAGTAGTAGACCAGAAAGAACTTGAAGCAGTATTAAAGAGTTTAAAACAATTAACTCCTAATATTGAAAAGAATGTTTTAGTAGGTGCTACACGTGCAGGTGCTGCTAAAATGCGTGATAGGATGCGTGATAAAGTTTCTAAACGCAGTGGTGCATTAGCTAAAGCAATTTATGTTAAACGTGTAAGAATGAGTAACAGAAGATTGATTATGCAACGTGCTACGATACGTAAAAAAGTTTTAGAGAATGGTAAGGGCAGAAAGAATACGCAGCAGTATGCTTATTATTTGGAGTATGGTACTGCTAAAATGACACCAAAGCCATTTGTAAGACCTACTTTAGATGGTAATTATAATGAAGCAGTAACAGCAGCACGTAGTTATTTTGTAACACGTTTTGCTAAAGATAAAAAGAAATGGGGGTTTTAGGTGGAGCAGTTATTATATGATTGTTTAAAAGGTAGTGTTAATTACGATATATATGCGTTAAAAGCACCACAAAATAAGGATGATAATTATGCAGTATATACTACAATATCAGATGTCAAAACTAATAATCTTAACAGTCAGTGCGATTTGTCAAATGTTAGGTTTCAGATTGATGTATATGCTAAAGACTATCCCACCGTAAAAAGCATTTCTGCAGAGATACAGGCAAAGATAATAGGGTGTAATACGTATCATGGTTTAGTGATTGAAAGTCAAGATATAAATGATAGTGATTACATAGGGTATAGGGTTACTTTAGATATAAAAGTTTGGAGTAAATAAATAATGAGAGGTGAAGAAAATGGGCGGTAAAACAAGTCAAGGCACAACAATAGGTATAAGTACATTACCTGCGACTACATATACACCTATAGAGTGTACTGTAGGCATTAATATGGAAGATGCAGAAGCAGCAACCATAGATGTAACGTGTTTATCAAGCACTGCAAAAGAAAAGATTTTAGGTTTAGCAGATAATGGAAGTTTGACACTAGATTTAAATATCAATTTTGATGATGCAGGTTATGCACTTTTAAAAACTGCACGTGCATCTGGTGAAGCTTATGGCTTTCAGATTGAAATTGCAAAAGAGGGTGTAGAAACTAAAGGTAGAACATTTACATTCGAGGGTTTCGTAAAATCTATGCCATTTGCATTAGCAGTAGATGCAGCTATTACAGGAAATGCAACTATTGAGATTACAGGTGCAGTAGTAGAAGCAGCACCAGAGACAGTATAATGCAGATTAATGGAAAAGAAGTTACAGTAAAAGATTTAACTGTAGGTGATTTGAAGCAGATACAAAAACTTACTGCAGGTAAAGCAGAAGCAGAGCAGGGTGTAATTTTGGTTTCATACTGTATTAATGTACCTGTAACAGAATTAGATGCTATGCCTATTGCAGCTATTAAAGATATATCTATAGTAGCAGAACATATAGGAAAGCTTATTGAAGCTTAACAGCTTAGAGTATTTAACTTACTATATAGCACACCAACTACATTTTACTATAGATGTAGTTGATGCTATGAAGTTAAAAGAGTTTAATAATTGGTT